GAGTGTAAAAGTGAACAATGAGAATCGGTACATAGACTCAATTAAAATACGATATGCAGTTCGTTGAGCTAACTCAGCATTGGTAATGCCTACTAGTGAGACAGTCTTTTTCCGAATTTGATTGCACAACCGCTGGTCAACTTCGTCATTCGCAATCGCTACACTTGCTGCGTATGTCTTCGCTCGATTGGTCCAAACAATCTCAATCCGATTGAATGTTTCTGAGTATTTCCGCTTTTGAATATTGACAGGTGGTACTGGTGTGTCCTGACTCTCTTCAACCACTAGATTAGTCGATTCGACTGTAAAGATGGAAGTTTCATCTCGATAGATGCCCAAAGCAAATTTACCATCGTGCTGTGTGCGATAACCTCCAAAGTGAGAGCATACGAAATCAACCCAATCATAAATCGGTTTTTGATCATCAACTACTAAACTCAACCTAATCTCTTTATTATTGCAGTAATCGTAGACATCTCCAAAACTGTCTAAGTCTAATTGACCGACATCCATTCCAGCACCATACTGTTTATTGAGGAGCATGTCTTTAATGATGTCAGAAGGATTAGCATCATAACTATATATATTGGGGTACCATTGTGAAGCGGCTAATAAGGGGTACCATCCTAGATCATAACCTTTTATTTCATTTAGATCCTCATCGTATATCTTAGTTTGTGATCCTGCTGAAAAAGTACCCCAGATATTCCCATCTTTACCTACATACAGCCATCCCAAGTTAGCCTTATAATATTGAGTGTAGGTTGCATCAATAGTTAGTATCCCACCCAGTACTCCAACTTCGACCCCGACTGTAAATTTCCACCGTATGATATTAGTTAATACTCCATTATGTGTCACCGCCGCATGTTGAGAATAAACATACCCCTCATGATAAAAGGCGTTTACACAACCAATTCCATTGCCATTACCCATTGGCAAAAAGTAAAAAATATAGTTGTCTACTTCAACTACATCGTCAGGCCAATCATCAATGGAAACTGAAACAGGATAGTCGAAAACCTCAACACCTGAAGAAACTTCTACATCAAAACAAGCATTGACTGTCAAGCCTGTGTATTCATCTATATAAGAGACAATAACGTGAGCTGGACATTCACCAGCGGGAAATGTTCGAAGATACGAAGTATCTATGGCGCCTGTGATTAAATTCAAAACAGACGGGCCGTCATCCTGAGCTGATGTGACTACTAAAAGCTGTCCACTCGGAGTAAATTCAAAAGCGGCGTATTTTAACAAAGGACTTTTCCACATGAACGCGCCATCTTCTAACCGATACTTATACATGTAATCTGTACCAGCTCCGCTGATAGTAGATAAGTATAAATAGTTACGGTCAGAAGATAACTCCAACTGAACGCCAAACTCTGTAACGATCCAGCCTCCAGGAGGTTCTTCAAAAAAATCATACTCCACTGCCCATGTATATACATTAATTCGTGATAAACAAGTAGGCTCACCAACGTCCCAAAAACAACTGGAATAAAGATAACGACCAAAGAACACTACGCCATATAAGTGCATAGCAGCTAAAATTTTGGTACCTACTCTAGTTATTAACTCAGTGCCATCAAAAACTTCATCATATCCTGCAACCCAAGCAGAACGCACAATGATGATTTCATTGTCATTTGTATCGACAATCTCCCATGGATAAAAAGAGGGATCAACATCTGAATCATAGTTAGTGCTTCCTTCTACCCTTAGATACTCCCCGACTTGAAAATCATGACCTCGTAGAGGTAAAGCAACCCATGCATTACCACTCACAGGTAATACTTGAACTAATCGAGCCTGACCCTCTATATCAAAATACAAACCATTTGAATTAAAGAGTGAGACTGTTTGGTCGGACACAGAAACGATATCCGAGAAAGAACCTTGCGTGACTTCAAAGATAAAGTTGGGCATGGCTTGAGACGGCCCTAAATTGTATTCTTCAAAGTAAGCGCATGACACATCTTTATACTCAGCGTAGTCTTCTCCAATTATGGCGCTGAGACCCGTGTTATTACCACCTGAGTACCAAACTAATCTGTCTAAATCAATCTCGTCTTTACCCGACCAAACTCGAACAATATTAGTGCGACCTTCGCATACAGCAATTAAGAAAGAACGCTTATAAGTTGTTACTACATACTCTTCTCCCCCACCACCACCAAATAAATTTTTCCCACCACCGCCTGCAGAATGTTTAGTATTGACTGTGATCAGGTCACCAATCCAAATAACATTCCCGGCTAATCGGCATGTTCCATAAACAATAGGAATGGGCGTTCCATAGTAAGCGCCTTGAATAGGATACTCGCCCGTTCTGGGGAGTGAGGGACTTTTTTGTTCCATCGGAAAAAGGTATGAGCCTAAAAACGAGCCCGATGCGAATCCAACACCTGTCAGAATACTTTGACCCATAGGCCCAAAATATATGCCACCAAAGTAGCTACCAATGATAGCCCCACCAATCGCTAATCCGAGTCTTCCAATTGTGCCCCAAGTATCACTCATTGCTTAACTTCTCCTAATAAACTGGGATTGACTCGAAAGACAACTGCCCATCGTTTAGAATGCATGCTGTCTTTTAAGGATGAAATCTTACAATGACTGTTTTCAGTCATATGAATAAACGTCTGGTTTTCTAACAAGATGCCAGCGTGGCTTTCACATCTGCCCCAGCGAAAAACTAGGATGTCACCGGGAATAGCTTCCTTTTTTGAAGCGCGGCTACAAAACTTGCCAAGCTCTTTAATTAAATAATCATTAGCCATACCATGTAGATTCCAATCCTTAGGGTATTTCCTCATTTTATAATCTAAAAGAAATCCCACAGAATGTGCTATTCCTAAAAGAAAACCAGTACAGTCGCATCCGGTTTTACGAAAGCCCATATGTTTATAGGGCACCCCTAACCAAGTTTTTGCTTCTGCCACTATGCGCTCATTAAAACTCATTATAAGATCGTTTCTTCATATTTTGGTATGTATAAAAACCCTTTAAAATTATCTTCATTATTAAATCGATTCCGACATGTTTCTGCCTTCTTGTCACATCCAGGAAAAATAGAGTAAGTCACTCCAACAGCTATGGCTTTTGGAAACGGATACATGACTGTGATCACGCCAGTGTCTACTGAAAGAATTTGTCTTCGCTGCCCATCATTGTCACCACTTGTTATTTCTAGTTCTCCGTGCATGTATAGGTTAGAATCTTCTTCTGCAGAAACTCCATTGATTGTAACGACAGGGTCACCAACACCTGCTCCGACCTCTCCTATTATATCATTGTTATTAAAAGGGCCGGTGACAGCATCTACCAAATACCACAGATACCCAGTAGAAGATGTTAAATAAGTAATGGCTAATAGGACTGGAGCGGTTGATGCAGGAGCTCCTTCGTTGTATGTACCACTTCGAATCTCATCAATCTCATCAGCTGTCAATAGATCATTGAAGATAACCATCTCATCAATCTTCGCTTCAAGAGTACCAGACGTGGAGCCATACACACCCAAACCAACTCTATAATCTCCGGTGGACATTGAGTTTGTTGAGTTTCCAGTTCCTTCTGATACGGTATCAGCATCAGCATCATAAACTCGTATTCGATATGCCTTTGTCGCCACATCGTAGGTAACTCCAATATGATACCAAGTATCAACGTCAAGTGCTTTACCTGCATAACTAATTATTTCAGTTCCGGTTCCCCCTGTGTGACCTACATATAGAGTGACGTTGTAAACAGCTCCTACTAAGTTTTCTGTCACCATTATACTTCTATCGCCTGCTACACTGGCCCACTTAGAAAAGAAAACACCCAAATGCCGATGAGCATTAATCTTAGTCCAAAACGCGATTGAGATCTGATCATTCCCAGCTCCATCTTTTAAAGGAAAGCCAGCATCTAAATCAGCGTCATCGATCACCAGCCTTCTGCCAGTATCCCATACACCACAAGCATTTCCTTCTTTGTAGTCAGCAGCATCATTTACAACGGAGGTGTTAACGAGTGTATTGCCTCCGACATCATCAACGGTTAGAACACCATCATCTAGTTTCCATAAAGCGACACAGTGTGTATCTCCCAGAAAATAATTCTCAGAAACTGCCCCTCCATATTCTTCTAAAAGCATTCCTGATACCAGCGGATTACTCTCATCCCCATTGTCAAACGCGACCTTGTAGATAGTCCCTATTAGTGAATCTTCTAAAGTTAGTTCCGAACCGCCTGTCGCTGTACCTGTAAACTCATAGTCACTTTGATTCAACTGACAGCCATCATTAAATAGAGTATGGTTGCATGGCTCTTGAAATAAATTCTTAGGCAGTTTTACATTCAGTCGATCATAAGCGGGTCTTGTGTTGATTATAATAATCGTCCGATTAAATGAGATGTCGCCAATACCTTCATAGATTAATAATTCTTTGTCTGAGGCATAAGTATCATTCCATAAGATTCGCTTGATCGTAATTTTAACACCTTCTAAGATGTTATGATGAATGAGGTCATAGAAATCGCTTCCGATATTGCTGAGTGTGATCTCAACTTCATCGGACTCGAAGTTATTAGAATACCGAATCGGACCACGGATGATAGGAATTGCATGATAAACCTCATCTGTGCTTTCCCATATAATATCTTTGCTATGTGAGGTATATCGATAAACTGCACCATTCTGAAGTTCGAAGATATAGAGCTCACAAACTTTTAAAGTTAAGTTCGCAATGGCAGTCATAAACGATGCATGTGCTGTCCTCATGATTCGATAACCTCAATCAAAGGTAGCTCTCCCATATTCCAAAGATCGATGAATAAAGATGTTTCAGTATAGACATCTAGTTCAAAACGTACTGGATAATAAAATTGGTAATCAGCGGTGATTACTTTTCCAACACCTGGTGCAGCTCCAAACGTGACAACTCCCGTATTATCATTTAAAGTATAATCAACACCTTCTGTTTTAGCAGCACCATCTACTTTAATCGTAGGAACATACTCAGTGCTCGGCTGAATCCGTGTTTTATCTTCGTCCCATGTCTCAGCTTCACCAACATAGTACGATTTAATAAGTTGAAAATTAACCTGAGCTGCAATGGCTGTAATGCTGCATTCAGTAAATGTGCATTCATAATCATTAGGATCAGCAAATAAAAATATTGAATACCGACCGCGTGCTCTTCGAAACAACTTGATGAGCTTATCTCTTGGAGCTGTTTTTAAAACATTGTAAGGGAGAACCCAGTGACGAATAGGTCTTTCCCAAACTTGATTTCGCTGTTCTCTACCAGAAGTAAAGACGACCAAATCAGTAGCCCACTGCTCAGAGTATCGAAGATTCTGACCAAATAACTTACCGATATAGCTGTTAATAACCTCCATCTATTGTCGTCTCCTAAAAGTATGGTTCTTATTCATTGTGTCTTGTAGCATTGAGGCAATGGTGCGTTTATTCTTACTTAAAAACTGGAATGTACCTGCAGCGTCAATTGAAGAAACATTAATAACTACAGTAGAAGTCTGTTTATCTGATTCACCTTCTTTCGGGATAACCCGTTCACCTTTTTCTAGGATGGTCGGAAACTCATCAGACCGAAGATTAAAGCCTTTATGAAATCTGGGTGCGTTGGCAAATAAAGAAATGGGCATTGGAGTTTGGGCCATTGACCCGACTGTTCCACCTCTGTGAGCAAATGAACCCATAACCATATCTGCACCTCCTGCATTTCCAAAACTTCCACCTGCTCCAACTAATCCACCCAACAGCCCACCAGTGATTCCTATCCCACCACTTGCACCTAAAGCTGCTGCCGCTGCAGTTAGACTTGTGGCTGCTATGCTTAATCCAGCGCCTGCTTGTATTTGGGTTGTTCCTGCTAATTGAAGCGTAGTTCCAGCCATTTGCAGCTGAGCGGTTGCGGGGTCAAACACACCAGCTAAATCTGGAAAGAAATGTTCAATCGTCCCTTTCATCACAGCACGTGCTGTTAGCTGCCCCATAAACCGACGAATCTCCAAGTCAATGCTAGTAAAGAGTTCGTTAATGACTTCTCTAAAAGTATTTGCTTCGTAACCTACTTTTGCAAATGCATCACCCAATGCACCTTCGATGCCATGAGCAGTTTGTTTGACAGACTCTTGGACAAACGCATCCCACTTATTAATCTCAGTGTAGTATTTCTGCAAGCCACGCTGCCAGTTCGTGAACTCAATTTCAGGACCTCGTGGATCACCGCCACCAAAAGGACTACCAGCTCCAATACCCTCTGTGACCTCAGCTCGATACTTCTCGAGCAATCCTGTAAACTGCGGGAATTTTGATGTTAGCATGCTAATCAAACTATCTAAATCTGCTTTAAACTGGTTTGAAGTAGCTTCCCATAAATCAGCAGCTGACTCTCCAACGGCGATGGTTAATGCCTTTAAATAAAGCGCTGTAGATTCGTAGCCTGATTTGACAGCGTCTGTAGTTTTGTCTAGTCCTTTTAAAGCTGTTTGATAATTTTCTTCCCAAGCATTAGTATTATAATTATTGAGATCCTCAAAGGTCTCACGAATTGCATCACGTGCCTGTGTAAACGACCGTGCGCTTTCATACTTTCCTATACCTTCTTTAATGATTTCCAATCGACCCATCATTCCAGTAAAAGTCGTCATCAGATCAGCAGCAAGTCCTGCTAGTGCAGGTTTAGTATTGGTTCTAACACTTTCCCAAGCAGCTGAAAAATTTTCGGTCAACCAAGACCAAAATGCTTTAAGGTTTTCTTTCGCATTGTTGAGCATTGATTTAATATCATTACCAATTCCTTCAAGCAATGGTTTAATACCATTTGCATTCTGTTTCCACGCAGCTCTAAAAATATAAATCGCGCCTGCAATGATTAATAACTCACCACCTAATAACCCAAATGATGTGATAGCAGCTCCCGCTACAGGAGCTACTAATTTAAGAACACTAATAAATGGTGAAAGCACATATGTAACAGCTTGGATACTTAATCCTAATCCACCTAATGTAACTAGAGCAATACCTAAGCCAGCTACCCATTCTGACATACTACTTACAATTTGCGGATTAAGCTCCATCCACTCTTTTAAGGCATTTAAATAGGGTCGGATTATGGTATTAATCTTTTCAATAGCAGGTGTTAATCCTGCGCCAATCTGTCTGACTACAGCTTGTAATTGTTGGTATAAAATTCCCAATTGTTCCCACAAGGCTTTGAGTTGATTATCTAACAAAGTTTGAGCAGCAGCACCCGCTGACTCTAATCGATCAGCAAACTCATCAATCAGTTTTGAACCACCTTTAAATAAAGCTAAGCCGCCAGCTAGAGCATTCTCGTCAAACCACTTAGTCAAGACTGTGTTGCGTGTCGTTTCATCGACTTTGCTAAGTGCTATAGACAGCTCATCAATAATTTGTTTAAAAGGTTTCATGGCAGATGTACCATCGGCAAAGTGATTATACGTGTCGATATAGTCTCCCAGAATAACAGCGCCTTTACTACTCTCATCTGTCAGGTCACTGAGTATTCTTCTTAATGCTCTACTAGCTGCTGCACCTTCAGAACCTGCTTGAGCCATTAATAATAACATGGCGTTCATATCTTTAAAATCGTTAGAGGTTAAAGTGGCAATATTTCCAATTGACAATAAACCTTCCATTAAGTCAGCAAGTGATGTTCGAGCATTTGCTGTACCATAAGCTAAGTAGTTAACGGTCGTATCTAATTGGTCCATTCCAATATCAAACACGTTCATAACATCTAACAATTTCGTAGCTGTCAAGCCCAGTTCAGTTTCAGTCCCTTTAGCAAGAGCCGCAATGGTTGGTAATAAGTTTAATTGGTCTGGAGTAGCATAGCCTGATTTCTTTAAGACTTCAAATCCTCGGCTGATCTGCTGAACAGAAAGATTAAAGCGAACAGCCATTCTGTCAGCAGCTCTTGCTAACTCTTCAAAGGCAGCTTGACTTAAAGTGGTATCAGCTCTAGCTGTGGCTGATCGCATCGCTTTTTCAGCATCCGCATATTTTTTAATCGTATAGCCCATCGCTGCTGAAATACCAGCACCCACAATAAAAGCTTCA